GTCATATTATATATGACGTAACAGATATGTAAAAAGTATCTGAATCAATTAAAAGTTGGCTATTCATAAATTGATCGGTAGTTATTAAATAACGAGTTATCAAGAATTATCAACTTTTATGTAACGGACTGAATCATATTATCTAATAAATAATAAATATAAAACAAAAAATATTATTACAGCATTAACAGTAAATACATTAGATAAAATATTACAAAAAACAAATCTACAAATTCCATTAAATTTACAAATTCCAATATATAAAAATTATATAGGAACTATACCCTTTATGCGAATATATACATATCATAAAGATGGACATAAACTTAATATTAATCATTATACCATTGTAGATAATATTCTAGAAAAGATAATATTAATTGATGATAATATATTGATGATATCATATAATGATAATAAAAAAGCAATAAAATTATATAAAATTTATAAAGAAAATAAAGATAAATTTATAATTAAATTAGAAAAATATGCAAAATCTGCTTTAAATCAAAATGTTAAAATAGATGATATTTATGTAAAATATTGGGACGAAGGTATACATTATATTAAGCCTACAAAAGATATAGATTTAAAAACATTAATAAAAAAATTACAAAATCCTGCACCAAATTTTTATGTATGTGGAGAAATGTTATCATATAAACAAGGTTGGGTAGAAGGATCAATAGAAAGCGTTGACAGAATTAAAAAATATTTTTAAATCAATCGCGTTCATAAAATAATATATATGCAGATTCATCAATAAGTGATTCAAATGAATTAACATATGATACAGTATCATCATTAAAATTATACCATTTTCCATCTAATAGATTTTTACAATGTGCGATATAATGCCCACCACCTAATCCACCCATATGATTTACAATTGCATATAAATTATAGGTATGTTCATTTTTATTTATTTTATCTATATCAGTCATTATAGATTCAAGTGAAAGATTATTTATTGGGAATGAAATTTTATTACGAATCTTATCATTATTCATACTAATTCCACCGGATCCATTAAAGCGCATCATATTAGAATTATTTTGTGAAGAAAAGCGTTTTAATTGAATAATAAGTTTTTTTGGAGCCCTAAATATATTCATTATTTTTGTGGCAGTAGATTCGGTTTTACATGAATCACATTTATAAGAGACAGTTTCACCTACAGAATAATTACGTAGACATGATTCAATATCATTAAAAACATTATTATTTTTATCAACAAGTGGTAATTCTAATATATTAAAAGGCTCAAATGTAATATTAGAATTTTTACAATTATTACATGTTACTTTTGAACTGAACAATCCGGTAAATAATGTTGTAATAATTGAATGATTGTCTTTAAGATATGATTTCCAAAATTCAACAGATTTTACAATAATATCTTTTTCATAATTATCTATTACAAATTTATTAAATGATGCAATATATGATTCCTTATCTTCTTTATCTTCTTTATCTTCGTCAATTTCTTTAAGATATTTAAGCATTTGTTTTTTTTGTCTATAATATTCTGCTACTTCAGATTTTACTTTAATTGTTTTAACATCACAATTTGTTTTCGTTTCTTCATGAATTAATTCAAAGATAGAATATATTAATTCATGACTATCGTGTTGATTAAATCCTTTAAATTTTTGATAATTATGCGATATAATATTTTTAACTTGGTTTGGTTTAATAGAACAATTTACAGACCACATTAGAGTAAATAATTGATATAGACCATATGTAAGACTTGTTTTAAATCTGTCTTTTAGAATTTTCTTTTTAGAACAAATATATTTGATTAATTCTGATTTAGAGATATGTGGATTTAATTTTAAAATATCCTTTTTCTTATTAAATTCAATATTAATTAAACCATATTTTAGATGATCTTTAAATTTTTTTGATTTTATATAATAGTTTAATATATCAGTGGCAAATATACATTGCAATGTAGCATTCATATAACAAGTATTACCTAAATTACACAAACCAGATAGACCTCGTGAATCACGATTTGTGGCTTGTTTGAATTCATCATACTCATTTTGAGAATTATTTGAACCAGATGGATTATTCATTATAAATTTTATATATTATTAACTTAATAATGACTTGGTTAACTTAATTATTAAATTTTCAACTTTTTTTATTCAACATATATGATATATGAGTATATCAAAAAATATTATAATAGAAGAATTTAAAAAATTACAACAACAAATAATATATGATATAGATAATACATCTGGTATGACAAAATTAAAAAATCAATATAGATTAAAATCTGTATCATTGTCTCTTAAAATGATAGAGAAATATAATAAAAATACAATTTCTAATAATGATCTAAAAGATATAATTAAAATAAAAGGTATCGGCGAAGGTACAATACGTAGAATAAAAGAAATTATAGAAACAGGTAAATTATCGGAAGTAAAAATTACTGAAGATGATAAACAATATCTTAAGATGATAGAAGAATTAGAAGATGTGTATGGTATTGGACGTAAAACTGCATATAATTTATTTAAAGAATATAAAATAAAATCAATAAGAGAATTAATAGATAAGGTAAATAAAAAAGAAATATCAGTATCAGAGAATATTATAAAAGGATTAAAATATGTAAATAATTTAGATGTAAAAATACCACGTTCAGAGATAGCAGAGATTCATGAATATTTATTAGATTTAATATTTAAAATTGATATTAATTTATTTGGGACAATATGTGGATCATATAGAAGATTAAAAGATACATCAGGTGATGTAGATTTAATTATAATACATCAAGATTATAAAACAAATGAAGATAAATTAAAAATCAATTATCTGGATATAGTAATAAAAAAATTAATTGAGGATAATTTTATAATTGATTCATTAACCAGAACTGATGTTAAAACTAAATATATGGGAATTTTTAAATGGAAAAATAGTATGCCAAGAAGAATAGATATACGAATATTTCCATTAGAGTCGTATTATTCTGCGATATTATATTTTACTGGATCAAAAGATTTCAATAAACAAATGAGACTAAATGCAATATCTTATGATTATACATTAAATGAATATGGATTATATGATGAAAATAATAAAATGTTTAAAGTAAATTCAGAAAAGGAAATTTTTGATATATTAAATATGGAATATGTAACTCCTGATAAAAGATAATTTATTGTATTTAATTATTTATTGTATTTTTTTCTTAATATAGTCAATAATGTAAGAGGCAATAAATGATGGTTTAGTGGGTATATATTTAAATATTATGAAGTAGAAAAATGAAAATTCTACAATACCGATACCAGTAAATATTACTATATTTTCAATTAAAATATGTTTAAGTGGTAAATTATGACATAATAATTTTGTTATGCCAATTACAATAAATAAAACTAATATTAATATTATTAATAATGTTAAAATCTTTTTAAATAATAAATTATTATTAGTTTCCTTTATTTTATCTGGTTTACTATAATATCTTTTTAATAAATCTAAAGGAATAATGTTTAATACATTGTTTGTATTTTGTTTTTGAGTTTCATTTAGATTTGAATAACTATCAGATAAATTATCATTAACCATATCAATTATTTCATTATTAATAAGTTTTGTTGTTAATTTTGAGATAATAAAAATAAAAAGCGCACTTAATATAGCAAATAAAAATATAACATGTACATATATATTTGTGCCAAAATTAAATATTTTATCTTTACGTTTACAAGATGAATCCATAATATAATAAATATAGAAATTATATTTTTCTATATTTATTATATATTTATGTTAAAAGCTTTTGAAGTATCAAATATTGTAATGCATATAATATTAATATCTGTATTTATTATTGTATTTTTCTTTACATATGGTGTATATTTAGAAAAACAAGTTCTTAAACGTCAATTAGAATATATGATAGATGATAGTTTAGATAATTTAATATTAGTATTTCCCGATGCTACTAAAAATATAAAGGCAACCATAGATAATTCACAAACTATTTTAGCACAAACAAATTCAAATATAAATAGAATGACTAATAATACAACTGATTATATTCTTAATAGTTTAGATAATAAACAAATGCCAGAAGAAAAAATAAATGCAATAAGACAACAAACAACAAAAATAAATAATGCTATTACAGATACAACAGAAAATATAGTAAAATCTATTAATAATACTTTAGTAAAATTAAAAAATTATCAATACGTACCAAATGAAGAATTAGATAAAAAAGTTGAAGAATCAAATAAAAAAGTAATTATGAAAGCAGTTATAGCGTTAGCCATTGGATTAGTTGTTGGAATAATAATAATATATATATTAACTAAAAAACTTGATATGGAAGGGATGTCGAATAAAGAATTTATTGTAAAACTATTAAAGAAAAATGGAATTGTATTAATATTTATTGCTTTAACTGAATTTGCATTTGCATACTTTTTTGCACAAAATATAATGTATATTGATGTTAATCTTATTAAGAAATCCATTGTTGAAAATTTAATTAAAATGCGCGATGCAACTTAAATTATTACTTTTCAAAAATAATTATTAAGAAAATCTAAAATTTTTTTAAGGTTAGATATTTTATATTCAATATCATATAAATCTATTGCTTTAATACCTATTTTTTTTAATATTTTATCTTTTTCATCATTTAATTTACGTGCATAATCTCTAATAAAATAAATATATGGATTTTCGGTATCTTTATAATATTTATATATATTAGCAAGTGCATTTTTAATAAGATCTTCTTCATTAATATCTGGATTAGTTAATTTTAATTCAACATACCAAAAACACCATGCTAAACAATATCCCATAGGGTCACCATTTTTCTTATATAAAGTAATAGAATCATTGCTAATTGATTGAAATTTTGCATGTTCTAAATAATCTCCTGGTCGATAATATCTCATTTTTTTATTTAATAGTTCTGATATCTTATCATTTAACAATTTGTCTAAAAAATATTCATCATTCACATCACTAATACCATATGGTTCAAAACGTCTAATACTAAAATCTTTATAATCAATTAATATACAATTAGCATGGGTAAATTTTTCACCAATAATCAAAGTAATTTTTATAAATAAAAATCTTTTATTATTATTTTTAATATAATCATATAAATTTGTATCAATGTAATATAAATGTTTATTATGCCATAATATCAATGACGGCATTAATGGATATAGATAAGTTCTACCAAATCCTAATATATCATACATTATTTTATAAAAAGGACTATAATTAATATTTTGCATTTTTAATTCATATATAGAATCATTATATTCCTTTTGTTTGTATTTAATATGTGGTATATCAATATCATTATATTTATTTTTGATATATAAACAATATAACATATTATGAAGAATATCTGAATTAAATAAACCAGTATTATGATGTTTTTGTCGCATTATACCAAAATCAAATTCACTATCAATAATATTTTTATTTTTTTTATTAGATTTTAGCTCTTTTTTTATAGAATCTACATCTTTATTTTTTTTAAGTTTAAAATAATTTTGTAATATAGTTCTAGATGTTAATCCATCAATATTCATTAAATCTATATCTGAATTCTTAATAAAATTTATAATATATTTACGTAATTTATGTTCTAATTGAATATTATTTATTGACACATAATGATTTAATCTATCTGATAAATAATGTAGATATGTATTTTTGTATTTATCTATTAAATTATAATTTTTTATGTATTTTGTAAGAATATTTAATAAATCAATGAAATCATTATTTATTGCAATATTTATTGGAAGATATTCATTGTCTAATCCACCATACGATATATCTGAATTTTTATCCAATATTAATTTTATAATATTTAAATTATTATTACTACATGCAATATTTAAAGGTAATAAAAACATATTATTTTTAATATCTAAACCTTTATCATTTTTTATAAATAATTCAGATATTTGATCATAATTATTTTGTATAGAATATATTAGAACAGGATTACGTTTTGGTTTTGTAAAATCAATTAAATCTAAATTATTCTCAATAAAATTAAAATATTTTTTATCATTTTTATCATTTTTATCATTTTTATCATTTTTATCATTTTTATCATTTTTATCATTTTTATCATTTTTATCTCTATTATATTTATCAATAATGTCTAATATAATATTATCATTAAAATATGATACATAATTAAATAAATTATATATATTTTGTTTTTGTTTTTTCATAAAATTAAAACATTTAATGAATGTTTCATATCTATCAATACAAAATTTTATTGGAATTTCTAAAAATTTATTTAATTTTTCTAATAATTCCGGATATTTATCATAAAAATACTCGGCGATATCATCCCATCCATTTTCAAATAATAAATGTAAAATATTATTACCTTCATGATTTGCGATCATATAGTCGAATTTATTATCAATAAAAAAATCAATTCCTTCTTTATTACCTCTTATTGCTAAAAGATGTAATATATTATTTTCGTTTAATTTATATTCATTATAATTCTTTATTTTTATTATTTCTTCAAATTTGTTATTATTAATTAATTCTAATATATTTTCCATATAGTTGTATATAAAAATTATATATAAAATAAAAATAAAAAATATTATAATATATATATATTATGAAAACAGAACATATTATTGCAATTGCAGTAATTTTGATTATATTATTGATTGTAACAAATAATAGTGAAAAATTAGATACAACATGTCCAACATCATGTAAACGCGATGGAGAATGTTGTGATGGATATAATTGTTTTAAACGAAAATGTAAAAAGATATGTAATATTAGTGGTGAACCATGTAAAAGAAATAGAGAATGTTGTAAAAAATTTATTTGCAAAAATAATAAATGTATGTAAAAATATAGAAAATTGGAGTAATAGCACCAGTGGGATTCGAACCCACGATGGCTTACGCCGCTGCTGCTTAAAAACAGTACCTTTGTCCACTCGGTCATAGTGCTTATTCCTCTACAATACAATATATTAACATATCTTTATATCATTTTAATATACTATTTTATTTAAGAAATATATATTTCGTTTATTTATAAATAAAATTATTTAATATACAATATCCCTTAACCGACTATATAGATTAAAATCTACAAGTCAGTTAAGATTCATTTGACTTTTGTTATTTTTTTCAGGCGGTAAAAAGATATGAATTTTGCAGAATTTATTCCAGTACCACCAAAGAATCTAAGTTATAATGTTGTTTGTTTCAATGATATGAGACATTTTAATTTTAGCGTTAATGACGGTATCAAATCACAAGAGGTCGTATCTAAATTTATCTTTAATCATATTTATCCAAATTATATAGAACATTATTATATTAAACACGATAATAATATAACAACAATGCATTATATAGTTATTGTAAATAAAATTGGAATAAATATATATGTTTCTATATTAAAATTTTTTAAATATTATAATATTAATTTATCAATATTATCAAAATGTCATGTATTAATACTTTTTTATTTTTTCCT